GATTTGAGAAAAGAATACAATCAATCTCAATTACAGCACACTTGGTTTGAAGTAGATTATGTCGCTAGAAGTTACCAAAAGTTTAAAGAAGTCAATGGTTTACTAGACTATACCGATATGTTGGAGATGTTTGTTAAGGAGAAAGACTCCTGTCCCGAATTTGATCTTTGTATGTTGGATGAAGCTCAAGACTTATCCCCAATGCAATGGGATATTGCTCACAAGCTCGATGCTCACTCAAAGAAAATGTATTGTGCAGGAGATGACGACCAAGCCATTTATTTATGGGCGGGTGCTGATTACAATCATTTTATTCACCTTGATGGTGATGCAGAAGTCTTACAGCAATCTTACAGAATACCACACTCTGTTCATAGTTTGGCAGATAAAATTGTAAAAAGAATATCCAATAGGTTTCCTAAAACTTATCTACCACGACAGCAAAAAGGTAAGGTTGACCGAATCGTAGATATGTCCAATCTAGACATGTCTGACGGCTCTTGGCTCATATTGACTCAAGCTAACTATATGATGAATCCGTTGGTAGATGAATTAAAAACAAAAGGTTTGCTGTTTGAGAGAAACAATGCACGGTCTATTCCTGAAAAACTATCAATCGCTGTAAATGGTTGGGAGAGATTACGACACGGTAATACAATTGATTTAAAGACAGCCGAAACAATTTATAGTTATATGACTGGTAATAATATTAAGATTGCTAGAGGGTGTAAGAAACTCAAGCCACTGCCTGATAATCTTGATGAGGTCTTTACCTTTGACCTTTTAGTAAAACATCATGGACTGTTAGCTAAACGAGAAGAGATATGGCATCAAGCGATGGATAGAATACCTGATGTGGATAGAGCCTATGTCACAGCACTACTGCGTTCAGGCGAGAAGTTTAATGCCAAACCTCGTATTAAGATGTCCACGATTCACGGGTCAAAAGGTGGTGAAGCCGATAATGTTGTGCTGTTTACCGATTTATCAACTGCAGCGATGCAACAAAATACAGATGACTTACATCGAGTGTTTTATGTTGGAGTCACTCGAACAAAAGAAAATTTATATTTAGTCGAGCCACAAGATGTTCACAAAGGATACATAATATGACCGAAGAAAAGAATAATAAATTACAGTTTGCAATGTTCAATCCTGATTCGGAATGGGCTGTACCACACCATCTGCCTGATCTATCTGATGCAAAAGAAATAGCGATTGACTTGGAGACACGAGACCCTGACATAAAAACATTGGGTCCCGGGTGGGCTACCAAAAATGGAGAAGTTGTTGGTTATGCTATTGCCACCGAGGGTTGGAAAGGCTATATACCGACTGGTCATTTAGGTGGGGGTAATCTCGATAAGCGTATTGTTTCCAAGTGGCTGAAAAAAGTGTTCGAATCCCAAGCAGATAAGATTATGCATAACGCACAATACGACCTTGGATGGTTACTTTCTGAAGGATTCACCGTCAATGGACGCATCATAGATACTATGATAACAGCTAGTCTGCTCGATGAAAACAGGTATAGTTATAGTCTTAATGCTTTATCCTATGATTACCTTGGAAAAACCAAGAGTGAAAAGACGTTAGTCGAAGCATCACAAAGCTTTGGGGTCGATCCAAAAGCAGAGCTGTGGAAGTTACCAAGTATGTATGTCGGACCATATGCTGAAATGGATGCTGTGTTAGCCCTTGATTTATGGAAACATTTTCAAGTGTTGATGAACAGAGAAGACATTTGGACGATTTGGGAATTAGAAACATCTTTACTACCTTTATTAGTACAAATGACAAAAAAGGGTATTCGAGTAGATTTAGATCAGGTTGAGCGATCCAAACAATTACTACTGAAAAAAGAAAAAGAATCAATGAAACAAATTAAAACATTGGTGGGTAGTGATGTAGAAATATGGGCATCTCAATCGATCGCTAAAGCGTTTGATAAATTAAATCTACCTTACCCAAAGACAGAAAAAGGCTCACCAAGTTTTACCAAGTCGTTTTTAAGTGAACACTCACACCAATTACCTAAACTTATTTTACAAGCACGAAACTACAATAAGACACAAGGTACATTTATTGGGTCAATCTTAAAGTATGTATCTAAAGATGGACGTATTCATGGGCATATTAATCAACTGCGTTCCGAAGTAGGTGGTACGGTATCAGGTAGAATCTCTATGAATAGCCCTAATTTACAGCAGATTCCAGCTCGTGACCCTGAATTGGGTCCGATGATACGAGGACTGTTTTTACCTGAAGAGGGAGAAGAGTGGGCAAGTATTGACTTTTCTCAACAAGAACCACGCATCTTGGTGCATTATGCCAAGACGGTTGGTAACTATCGAAGAATTGAATTAAGAGGGGTAGAAGAGTTTGTAGATGCTTACAATACTGATCCTAATATGGACTTTCATACAATGGTTGCTGAAATGGCAGACATACCTCGTAAACAAGCCAAAGTTATTAATTTAGCAATGATGTATGGAATGGGGGTGACAAAACTTTCTCAACAGCTAGATATATCTATTGATGAAGCTAAAGCACTTACCAAGCAATATCATGCACGAGTACCGTTTGTTAAGCAATTGATGGATAGTGTTAGCCAACGGCTCAATGATCCTCGTAGTAATGGGTCTATCCGTTCCTTAAAAGGTAGAAAATGCCGATTTGATTTATGGGAACCTGATAGTTTTCAAGCACATAAAGCTATGCCACGAGATCAAGCACTCGTTGAATACGGCTCAACTACACGATTGAAACGAGCCTATACATATAAAGCCTTGAATCGACTCATTCAGGCATCTGCCGCCGATCAGACAAAACAAAGTATGGTGAATTTATATAAAGAGGGCATCATTCCGTTGTTACAAGTTCACGATGAATTAGCCTTTTCGGTAAAAAATAAAGAACAAGCCCAAGCTTATGCAGACATTATGATTAATGCTGTAAAACTTGAAGTACCAAACAAGGTTGACATCGAAATGGGCGAGAATTGGGGTAATTGTAAGGAAATCAGTTGAATCTTTACATTTAATTGTATATAATCTAATATATTCTAATAAGGAGAATTGTTTTATGAGTATGGTTAAAAGATTAGCCGAAAGACAAGAAGAGATAAACGGTGACGTAAGGGATGTTATCTTTAATAAAGTAGGAAGTTTGGACTGTAAATGGGAAGAATATGATCCATCTAACACAAAACACACCGAACAAAATGGAACGGTGTTTGATGTTAATCTTAAAAAAGAAGGTAGTATGAAGATTTTTGTCTATTCTAGTGGATCATGCGAAGTGTGTGAAGAAGAGTTTAGTGAATCTTTTTTACCTGATTGTAATTGCAGAGAATTGATGGATGCGTTAGGTATAAACGATGTTTCTGATCTTTGGCACTACGAAGCTAAAATGGAAAGTTGGAGAAATTAAAATGGACACTACAAAATGGAAATCAGTTTTATTACCACGAGATTTGTACGCAGAAGTGAAAACTGCATCACGCATCGAGGGTCGCACGTTATCTGGTCAGCTACGGCTAATTATAGAAACTTGGAAAGCACAAAACTTATCTAAAAAAGATGTCATCATGCTCCAAGAAGAAACTGATGCTTATAATAAAAAGGTTTTAGCAGAACAGAAAAGAAGAGAGGATCAAAAAACTCTTGATCGTATAGACAAGATGTTAGAAAAGGGGTAAACTGAAGTTATACAAGATTTCATTTTGACTCCAACCTCTCTCGACAAGGAGAACCTTACCCCTCTTCGGAGGGGTTTTTTCAATATTCTACAAATTGTCTTTGTCTGCCCAGTTTAAATAATCTACCGTATTGTCTTTTCCAACAGTTAGAACACCACCCTCGTTGTTTTTGTTCCACAGACATAATATCTGTTTGCATTATTTTTCTTTTACATTTTTTACAGTTCTTTTCCCCAAACGTACTATCTAAAATACGGTTAATCTCTTTCTTATCTAATTGAAAAAGGATTGGAAATTTCTTGTAGTTTACCTTTGGTACTAATTTACTATTCATTATTATACTCCCTGTTGACATATGTTACTTTATACAATAATATAGTAACATAAGATATGGTTGACGAAAAGGGTTTGCATCTGTAAATTGGACAAACCGACTAAAAAAGGAGAATGAATATGAATACAATGACAAAAGAACAAGCAAACAAAGAAATTGACGCAATCTACGAAAGGTTGTTTGATCCTCAAACTAGTGCTACTATGGATAAAGAAACACAAGATAAATTATATAAATTATTAAAAATAGTAGATGACAAATGAACAGTTAATGGGAATGGTGGGCAGAATCTTGAAGAAACTGCCTGTCGAGTTTAAAACCATATCTTCGGAAGAAAAAATTTTGGCTCTTTTAACAATCGCTTTAGCTATTATGAGTGATGAGAAAGAGATAACTTTTGAACCTTACTTTGAAGAGGAAGACGACACATGCGACTCAAAACATTAGACATACCTTTATATGCTAGAAAACCAAGTTGGTTTCGTAGATTAAAAACTAGAATCAGACAAAGACAAATGGAAGAACAAAACGGTTGGCATAAACCTGATTTTGTGGACGAGTTAGTTCGACATTGTGCAAACTTTGCCATTTTGTTTTTAGGTTTATTTACCATCTTTATGGTAATTGCTTACATTATTGGACTCTGATGGCTAGACTTAAAGTAGGATTCACTGCTCACGAGCCAATTTTTAAGAAGACCTCACAAGGTGGTCGTAACCCAAAAATGAGTTCGATGAACAAAAGCAAGAAGTTAAGCTTTAAAAAATATAGAAGGCAAGGCAGATAGTGGGTGCATCAAACAAATGTTGGTATTGTACATTTGGAGATGGTTTACCTGATGGTAAAGTTATTTGTCATCTATCTGGTAGTTATACCGAACAAGAGTGCTTGATGTTTCAGCCCAAACCTAATCTGTTACATGAGGAAATGAAGAAATGTCGAAAAGGTGTAAAGACAAATTTGTTTTCAAAAGACGAAATAATACTGCGACCAAAAGATTATTTTGATACAATGGAAGGAGATGACACTTAAATATCCTACATATTTAATCGAATGGGACGATGCAATGGCAGATGCGTCTTGGGAGATTTTAAGAGAAGAGGATATTAAAGAATCAAAGTGTTATACGTTAGGTTTTTTGGTTGGAGAAACAGAAAAACATATAGTAATCGCATCTACTTACGATGAAGAATCCGAGCATACCAATGCACGGTTACAGATTCCAAAGGGTATGATTACGAAACAAATTAAGGTTGATTTACCTGAAGACGTAAATAAAGAACATAATTTATTATTGAGAGAAGAGTAAATGTCAGATTTTTTTAAACAAAGTATTGAGCAATCACAAAAATTGCTTACTGCAATGCAAAAAGATTTTAACGAAACGGTGACTTTTCATAACGAAATGTACACTAATTTAATGAAAAAGCTTGACGAAAGAGATAAGTTAATCGAATCGTTAAGAGCAGAGATTGGTAAAACAAAAGATAAAAATAGAGAGTTAGAAAAGAATCAATGCCAATGTCCATAGATAAAACTAAAATGCATATTTACCATACTTATTTGAACATGCGTCAAGATGCAAGAGATTTATCTGACCGATTAAAAGAATTACAAAATATTAACGTAGAAAAAGCTGAACGAATAAAAGAAGAAAACTTAAAAAGAGCAATCAGCGAGGAGAGAGTAGATGTATGGGCTTAAAAGTCAACAAAATACAAATCGGTGGTAATCACTACAAAGACCTACCTATTCAAACATGGGATTATATTTGGTCAAACAAGATAGGATATTTTGAGGGTAATGTCATTAAGTACGTTTCACGGTGGCAACAAAAGGGTGGAATATCTGATCTTGAAAAAGCGAAGCACTATCTTGAAAAATTGATTGAGTTAAATTCTAAATAATGATTTATTATATTCATGTTAATCAATTAAAGATTCGACAAAACAATAAACTCATACGAGAAGGTCGAGAAGATGAGATTATGCCACCCATTACAATAAAAAAAGGTAAAAATAGAACAATAGCTAATTGTTTTGAAATAGAATTCGTTGAAAGAACAAAACTAGTGTATCATTTCAAAGGTGGTAAAATACTGCCTTGTGGTGCTAGACTTGTAGCAATGACACATGTAATGCCAAAAATACTACGATGACACGAAAAGACCGATTGAAGAAATGGATTCGCCATACTGCTGTGTGGATATTTGCTTGTTTGCCTACGGCTTTTTTGTGGATTTATGTTCTCGCAACGATTCAGCTATATACCTCTTAGCATCATCTAATACTTGTGTGTTATCACGAAACAAACCTAGTGCCAAGTTACAAGCATTACATAATAACCCTCTAACTTTCCCCGATTCGTGATCATGATCAATTCGCAAATTGTCTGCTTTTTTAAGACATATCTTGCATCTAAAATTTTGTAAAACGAGTAGTTCAACATATTGTTCTTTCGTAATTCCATATCGCTTTAACCGTTTTCTTAATAAATACTCTTTATACCATTGTTTACCAACGGCTCTATATTTACGGTTAAGCTTATTGTGTTTTTCTTTATTCTTCTTTTTATACCGATTAGTTTTCTTTCTAACTCTTTCTGAATTTTCTGGTACGTTATACCATCTTCTTTGCCTTGCATTGGTGCAAGTGTGACACGTTTTTCTGTGTGTTCCCTTATCTGTTCTAAAGGTAAAGTCAGCGATGCTTTTTATTTCACCACACTTACTGCATTTTTGTTTTTCCATCTAACTACAATTTTCTTTTGCCACGCATCACGGCTCTTTTCAACCATTCTACCTTTAAATGGTCGGTAAATAAAGGGGTTGACATATTTGATAAAGTCGCATACAATTTTTATAGAAAGTGCGAAAAAAAGGCTTAAATAATCACGGCTCACGGCATTATCGCATATGAAGTAATAGTAGAGTATACCCCTAAAATGAGGGTTTTTTGAGAAAAAAGGAGTGAAAATGTTAGGAAATGTTTTAAGTTTATTTGATGGAATTTCTGGTGGTCAAGTGGCTTTAGATCGACTAGGTATCAAATATGAAAACTATTATGCAAGTGAGATTGACAAATATGCTATTCAAATCACGCAAAAAAATTATCCCAAGACAATACAAATCGGTGATGTAACCAAAGTTAAAGCGAGTGACTTACCAAAGATAGATTTATTAATGGGTGGCTCACCATGTCAAGGATTTTCAATTGCTAATCAAAATCGTAAAAATTTAGTATTTAATGAGTACGGTGTATGTAGTGATGAAAGAAGTAAACTTTTCTTTGAATTTGTCCGATTGATGAAAGAAACAAAACCTGATTGGTGGTTTTTAGAAAATGTTCGCATGAAGAAAGAACATATGGAGATTGTCAACAAAGTATTATCTGATGCTGTTGGTTATGAAGTAAAACCTTATCTTGTAAATTCAAGTGTACGAAGTGGACAAAATCGTTTGCGATACTATTGGACAAACATTCCATTTGAGAATAATCTAGAGGATTGGGGTATCAAATTAAAAGACATACTAGAACCTATACCGTTTAGTAAAGATTACCCAAACTACTTAAAATTACCGATTGTTAGAAAAAAAAGTGGTGCAACTAAAAAAACAAGAGGTGAGATGGTACGATCCATTGATGATGAGAAATCTTTCACGGTTAATGCGACAATGTGGAAAGGTCAAAAAAGTAGTTATGTTAAAGCACAAGAGGTAAACCCATTTCGACCATGCGAACCAAGAGAGATAAAAAAAGATAGTCTGTGCCATCATGTTGCTGATGCGACAGATATAAAAGGTAATCAAGCGATCAAACGAGTGTATGGGGGTGAGGGTAAATCACCTACTCTTACAACAATGGGGGGTGGTCATCGTGAACCCAAAGTATTAGTTCCACCAAAAGAAGTGCAAGATTGTATCGAGCAAGGTATGAAGAATGTGGCTTTTACCGAAGCACGAACAGAAGAAGCAAAACAATTGCGAAAAGAACATATGGCGAAATATAAGAAAGACTTTAGTCCAAGACGTGCCAAAGTTCTGCAACCACGAACCGATGGCAAAATGAATTGTATTACAGCATCGATGACCAAAGAACATACCGTAATTGATAACAATTGGTATTATCGTAAACTCACACCAACAGAATGTGAGAGGTTACAAACATTTCCTGATGGGTATACCTTTGGACTGTCAAATACTAGACGTTTTCAATGTTTGGGAAATTCATGGACTGTCGATATTATTGTCGAGTTTTTTAAAAATATTCGTTAACTAATAGGAGAAAACTATGCCTTACAAACCAAAATATGAAAATGTGATGAAGAATAAATTTATTGAAGTTCAAACCATTCAAGATGATAACCATGTGCATTGTTCGGTGTACATCATAAAAGAAAATGGCGAAAAGGAATATTTAAAAGACTTTTCAACCGTTAACCATTTATTTAAATCACCAAAAGGTAATTCAACAGAAGAACGAGAACAATATCTCATGGACGGTGGGGAATTATGAATATTCAAATCTTTGATCTAGATATGAAAGAAAATGTGCAATCGTACTCCGATGCGTTAATTGTAAAAATGCCACTCGAATGTATGCAAATGTTATCTACTTGTGTTCGAGAAAGACTACCAAATTCCAAGTATCTAGATCAGATTTATAAATCAAATAATGTTAATCACCCTTGTAATGTATGGGTACGAGAGAGTTGGGCAAACTATCATTGGCTACTACGACATGCTATTTGTTTGTTTGAAGAGTTTACCTATCGACGAAACAAGGTTCATGGGTCACAACGACTTGTACCGATCTTTGAAAAGATATTGGAAGAAGAAGTATTGCCCACGATTGACGTGTCAGACTTACATTACATGACCGACTTTGCAAGAGCTGTTGGAGATAAATATGACCATTTAGATATTGTTTCTGCTTATAGAAACTATTTTGTTGACCAAAAGTTCGGTGATAAAGAAAAAAGTAAATATGTCAATTGGAAGTGGGG